TATATCATCAGACACCCCTTTAAAAAATAGATGACTCATAAGCCATACCATCCGCATACTACCCTTGTATTACTAGGTAGGGTTACTGCTCTAATGCTCCTTTGTTCTAGCGAAGATTCCGGATTCTATGTAGCACGAAAACCTCTGTCAAGCAAAAAATCCAATTATTTTTGATCCAAGGAAAGAAAAACTTGACATGTATCTAAGTACTTCCTATCAAAGACATAATGAGTACCCTAAACCCTACCCCTGATGAGATGCGACTGGACTTAATGTCCAGTATCTCTGAGAGTATTCAGGCCGTAAGCAGGGAGAAGGAAGTGCTGAAGGTCAATAGTCTAAGCCGTGGTAACCCAGGGAAGGTGGCTGAGATACTTTATCACTACGCTATGGGTGAGACCCAGACGAAGATTGTGAAGAAGTACAAGTTCAATCGGGATACGGTTATATCCGTGCTTACTGATTATGCTGACCACATAGGGAAGTTCCGAGAGGTAACTGGCCGACTAGCGGCCAGGAACTACTTGAACCTGTCCTCATTAGAAGAGGACCTCATTGAGAAAGTCCGTGGTAGGTTAGAAGGTGATCCGGAATTCGAGGTATCATTCCGTGACCTAAAGGAGCTATCCATTGCCAAGGCTAACGCAGGTAGGGAGGCTTTGACTGCTAGAGGTGAGGCTACACAAATCACGGAAGATAGAAAGGTCTTCACCCAGGATGATTACGAGGCTACCATCAAGGCAGCGAGGGATAGAATACAGGAGGCTAAGACAATAGAGGCTGAGGTTAAGGATGCCTAGATCACTTATGGATAAAAGCTATGATCCTATCTATGACCAAATCCGTGGGATACTCGGAGAACATTTTGAGAATTATTGTTTCATTGTGATGGATGACAAGGGAGAACTCTTCTTTGACTACAACCATCTGCCAGCTGGAAGGATGCTTTTACATGAGATGCAGCAAGAGATCAGTGAGGACAATATAGAGATTGAGTGGGAATTTGAAAGTGATCAGGACGATCCAGAGGAAGAAGAATGACTATTGAGTTCACAAAGCACCCAGCCCTCGAAGCCCCTACTGATGAAGAGATAGTTATCCTAGGTGAGGCGGACCCCAAGTTATTGGTTGCGCTGCACGAAGCACACGAGGGTAGGATACAGTCAGCGGAGGAGGATCCACTTCGTCACGGATTTGAGTTACCAGGCTGGAGCAGGATGCGCGATGCCCTACAGGACTACGATGAGGTCATTACCTTTGGAGGGAACAGAAGCGGGAAGACAACGGGATGTGCTAAGATGGTCATGGAATCCGTGACCGAGAACATGGACGGACATGTAGTATGCTTCAGTCAAAATGCGGACACATCTATCAAGGTACAGCAGGCCGCAATCTGGGAGATGATGCCCAGAGAGTTCCGCAGGAAGACCAAGAGTATTGATGGTTACATTAACTTCAGTATGCAGAACGGGTTCACGGGCAGTTCCTTTATCTTCCCGGACACCAGAACCAGGGTGGACTTCAAGACCTATACCCAGTTCAGTAATAACCAAACCATCCTAGAAGGTTTTGAGTTCGGTTTCCGTAACCCTACAGGAACAAATATTGGGGCTTGGCTGGACGAATACCTAGGGGATGCTGCTTTGGTCAACACCCTACGCTTCCGTCTAGCGACCAGAGATAGTAAGATGCTTCTGGGCTTTACCCCTATTGACGGATACACACCATTTGTTTCGGATTACCTAAAGGGTGCTGAGACGCTCGAGACTAGGACTGCACCCCTGCTCAATGATGAACAGGTTCCCGTGATTCAATACAGCCCCGAACGAGATGCTGGTGTTGTTTACCTGCACTCCGACGAGAACCCCTTTGGTGGTTATGACCGCATAGCTAAGGATCTAAAGAACGCGAACCGTGATACGATCATGGTCCGTGCCTACGGATTACCTACGAAGTCAATGACTTCACTGCTACCTAACTTCAGCCCGGAGGTCAATGTTCTAAGCGAGGAGCCAAACAAATACGGCATGACCTTCCCTGACAAGAAGTCCCTTACCTGGTATCAGGTCGTTGACCCAGCCTTTGCCAGAAACTATGTAGCCATATGGGCGGGAGTATCCGAGAACGAGGAGATATTTATACGACGGGAGTGGCCGGACAGAGACACCTACGGTGAGTGGGCCTTGTTCGGTGACCCGAAATGGCGGAAGGGTCCAGCCTCAGATAAGATAGGCTATGACGTAGAAAGGTATTGCGAACTATTCAAGGACATTGAAGAGGATCTAGGTATCGAGGTCACGGAACGGATTGGTGACTCCAGATTCTTTGCCAAAGAGAATGAGAACAATGTGGATCTATTCACGTCCTTCTATGACTTCGGCATGAACTTTACCCCATCGGATGGACAGCAGGAGGGCATAGGTAACACTAGCCTGGACGATTGGTTCTTCTATAACCCGAACTATGACCTTGATCCCGCCAACAGACCTCGCTGCTATGTGCATGAGGATTGCGGAAATCTGATAGATAGTATGATTAATTATAATGCGTCCGGTAAAGCGGACGAAGCACTGAAGGACTTCTTTGACCTCATCCGTTATTTGCGGATGTCCAATGGTGGTATGGGTCCGGACTACTTCACATCCTCCGATATGGGGATAACCAGAAAACAACAAGGAGGATACTAATGAAAATAAAATTAACTGAGTTCACCGAATATCATAATGCTGATTTCGATGAAGCCCTGCAAATAGCCCAAGAAAAACTACCCCAAGAATATGTTAGCGGTAAGGGCAAGAACACTTGGATCAGCCCGGAGGGACAGGACATCCTGTGTGACGGCCTATTTATTAATGAAATTATACCTAAGCACTACAGAGGCAAGGTGCTATCCGTGTGTCCTAACCCTAGGTTCAACATGGTTCACTTCGTAGAGATTGGTAAGAAAGTTCCAGTCCTCTTGCCTAACAGGTTGAAGGATAGGTTCTTAGGTAAGATGATTTGCTTTGAAGCCATTGAATCAGAAACAGGAGTCAGCTATCGTTATGTCAAAGGTTGATAGGACAAAGATATTTTACGATAGGAACCTTGAGACTGGAGAGGTCGAGGACGAGAACCTGACGCTGGATTACAAATGGAACCAGCAGAACAGGGACCGCCTAATAATGTGGGAGACCTTCAAGCGTCACGTAAAGCATGAGTCCAAAGTTCCCATGACAAACATAGAGTTATGTGATAAGATAGGCAGTTCCAGGACACATCTTGCGAGTATGCTTCAACTAATTAAAAATAGACTAAATGCAGAACAATAATATTTCAAAGGCTCTTACCTACGTCGGTGATGAGCCGGACATTAAAACTCTCCGATTTGCCTACGAGGAAACGATAACGGAGCTGGAATCCTATTTTGATTTATGTCGTACTAGCTACGATGACCGACGGAACTGGTGGCCGGGCAAGAGCCGTGATCACCGCAAGCATGGCGCGGACGCATTTCCTTGGGAAGGTGCAAGCGATAGCGAGTGCCATCTCATTGATGAACGCATTACTAAACTTGCATCACTGTTCATGTCCGCACTCAAGAGGGCTAATGTTAGAGCATTCCCCGTAGAAAGCGGAGACATTGCCCGCAGCAAATTGGTATCAGGTTTCCTAAAGTGGATGATACGATCCGGATACATTCCCCGCTTTTACAGGGAGATGGAGCTAGGAGCTAACTACCTGTTGGAGCGTGGACTACTAGTTACTTACGTTGGATGGCACATGGAGGATCGCTCCTTTGAGCAAGAGATTGACCTCCAGCAAATCGCACAAATGTCTCCAGAAATATTTCAAGCTGTAGAGCAAGGCGACAATGATGAAGAATTAATCCTTCTCATGCAGCAAGTTTTTGACGGCGTCACGGAAAAGCGAGCAAAGACAGCACTCAAGGATCTACGAAAAAAAGGAATCGCGAAACTGCCCGTCGTGCGTCGTCAAATTAATTGCCCAGAAGTTAAGACCCTAGCACCTGATGGTGACTTCATCTTTCCTCCATATGTAACCGATCCGCAGCGCGCTCCGTATTGCTTTTGGAAAACATATTATACTCCACAAGAATTAGAACTAAAGGTAACAACCGATGGTTGGGATCAGGACTTCGTGGATATCATGATCGAAAGATACCGAGGTGTAAATATTAGCAGCATTGAAAGATACCAAGAAGGCCGTCGCAGCATGAGCCTAACGGATAATGCTTATGAAGCTGACGAACTTATTGAAATTGTTTACGGATACCAGAGACTTATTAACGAAGAGGACGGCTCCGAAGGCATTTATTGCACAGTATTTCATAAGGACTTTGATGGAGATGATAGCACTGGGACTCCGGGATATGCAAAGTTCGAGCTACTTAACGGATACGAAGACTATCCTGTAGTAGTGACACGCTTGTCCGAGGACACTAAGCGTCTCTATGATGTATCCACCGTTCCCAGTATTCTTCGCGGTATTCAGAACCAAGTAAAAGTGGAGCGTGATTCGCGGATTGACCGCAATAGTCTAGCAACATTGCCTCCGATCCTGCACCCAGTGGGTCAAGCACCCAATGACTGGGGTCCAGGCCGAATGATTCCATACCGCCGTAAGGGCGATCTGGACTTCGCACCTACCCCTTCGTACAATCAAGGTTCCCTTGAGATGGAGCAGACACT